CAGTTTCACGAGGATAACTTGCTAACTCTTGATTGATTTTATTAGTTAATTTATTTCTTGAACTAGCGATTCTTTTAAATCCTGTGGACTTAATTAAATCTCTAGCATAAGCAATTTCTTTACGAATAGATTTAGTATCATCAATATCTAAAATTAATTTAACTCTTCTGTCAATTTTAGACAAATAGCCATTAGCCATTTCAGAATTAGCACTATCATAATCGCAGATTTCATAATAGTTTTTTACACCTATTACGAACTCCCAATTACTTACTAATCTTTTAATTATTTTATAGTCCATTTTTTTCTCCAATCAATTTGTTTGTCTAAAGAACTATACACTATGTGGAATATCTTGTCAAGTATTTAAAGTAACCTAATGATTACTGGACTTTCTTTGAGTGTGTTTGTGTCTGTGTTGTCATTGTATTGAAGAAGGTTACAACAATAAGTTAGTTAGCACACCATCCCACAGAACAAAAACAAAGTGTATACATATTGATTCATACTACATCTAGTACCACTACATATGGTATGTATGTACACCAAATACGCCACATATAGTACCACAAGATATAGTGTTTTTACTGGACATACAACATATAGGGGGGTTAAATGTGGGGTGTCTTGTGTGTGTGTGTACACCCTCTAAATATATGCTGTTAAGGGGTACCACATATGGTGGTACTATATATAGTGGTGTATCTAGTAAGGTAAACTTTATAAGTGAATTTATTGAATTAACTTATAAATTGAAATAATGAATGGTGCTAACCCTGTGCCACTCCCAACCCAACCGAGTGCTATCAATTTAGTAGCTAAAAACAAAATGTGGAATAATAGCCTATTACGCTAGTTACCATGGTCCTGCTAGTCCACTTAGTTGTTTTTTAATCAAGAATCCTTTTCTAAAAGCAGGAAGAATCCTTTGCTTGTTTTTTCTACTATACCACCTTTTAAATTAAATGGTATTATTTACTTGCAGGGTTTTTGTATAGTAGGAGTTTCCTCCTTTCGCCTACGAATATTCAGCATAAACCCTGCTAAATTTCTTTGTTTATTTTTAACTTATGGTATAGTTATGGAAGGGAAAGGCAAGATAAGTAATTCGTTCCTCCTGGAACTTACAAGTCGCAACCCTCCTTTCTTTGTTTGTATAGTACGACCCTCTGGAAACAGAGGGTTTGCTATAGTTACACTATGGATATATTTGTACAAGACTGCGACATTTGTTGGCACCCTTACTGGCAGGATGAATTGATAGAAGGTTTGTGTGCAGGATGTCAGGCATACAAAGAGGAAGAATAAAAAAAATTTTTTTTGCACTTAGTGCAAGAGCAGCACTATAGTAATTATACCTAGGAAAGTCCTAGGTTACCTGTATGGGGATATAGGTATGAATTTGAAAAGAAAGATAGCTTAATCATCACGAGGCAATTCAAGGGCATATGGATTGTTGTGTATGGCAAAGGTTGACTTTATTTCATTTTCTTTCATAACACAGTAAATGGACAGACTGTACGACAGAACCCTGCTTCGGCAGGGTTTTGTGTTATAGTAGAAGGAAGCAATACAGGAGTTAATATGGCTAGAAAAAAATACAATATGCGTAAAGGTGTATTTGATAAATTAGATAAAGAAGATAAAGGTAATTATATTAAATCACTTGCAGGTCCTTCACTTAAAAAATCAAAACAAATAAAAAATAAACAAAATGCTACAGGTGGAATAGGTATGTCACCACAATATAAAAAACATAAAAAAAGGCAACAAGTTAAACAAAAAGGTGCTTTATAAATGGCTATTGACAAATATGGTAAAAAAAAATCTTACGCCAAAAAGGTTGGTAAGAAAAAATATAAGAAGATGTAATTATGCCTTTTACTAAACGAGGTAAGTATTTTTATTCACCTAGTGGTAAAAAGATGACCCTCAAACAAGTACAAGCATATTATGCAAAAACAAAAAAGAAGATGTAATGGCAGAGTATCAAGGTAAGTCAGTAACTTTAAATAAACCTTCACGCATTAGCAAAGGTGAGCCAGGGCATGGTCGTAAAAAATTTAAAGTGTATGTAAAGACAAAAGGTGGCAAAGTTAAAAAGGTTATGTTTGGTGACCCAAATATGGAAATCAGAAAAGATAACCCAGAAGCTAGAAAGTCTTTTCGTGCTAGACACAAATGTGATACTGCAACAGATAAAACAACAGCAAGATATTGGTCTTGCAGAATGTGGTAAGTAATGGCAAAAAAAGTTAGTTGGAAGTGGGGAAATAAAACATATTCAGGAACTCTTATTCCTAGTATGGAAACCAAGACCCATAGATTTGCTAGAACTAAAAATGGCAAGATAAAGAAACTGCCTAAAAAGATATAATTGAGTATTAAATTAACTTGTCCAGTATGTGGAGAAATTTTAAGTATTGTAGATAGCAAAGTAGTTTGCAAGAATAAAGAGTGTAGGAATTATGGCAGATAAAAAATTATGTTATGCAGCAGGTTGCCATAGGGTTTTACCATCTGGAAGAAAAAAATTCTGTAGTGATAGATGTCGTAACAGAATTAAAATGCAAAAGAAAAGAGCCAGAGATAAAGGTTTAGAGTGGTCACAAAAAGAAGATGACTTAGTTATACCTAGCAAAAATGTAGAATCACGCAGAGGTAAGGTATATACAGATATTGTAGAATCAGGTTTAGCTGAAGAAATATTAAAAGGCAAAAATACATTAACTGATGTAGCAAAGATATTAGGCACAACACCTGGTGCAGTATCTATGGCATACAACGCATACATAGAAGATTTAGAAAAGAAAGCTGCACAAGATAAATGGGAGATACCACAGGTAGCAGAAAAGTCATTACAAGACTTTAGAGATTTTAGAGATAGATATTTCCAGACAGAAAAAGGCGAACCATATGAAACTCCAGAGTTTCACATTAAATGGATTAATTCAATTTTAGATGCTATAGAACATGGACATCAGCAAATGATATTAAGTCCACCACGACATGGCAAGACTGATTTGTTAATTCATTTTGCTGTATGGCTTATTTGTACACGACCTAACATTCGTATTTTATGGGTAGGTGGTAACGAAGAGATTGCTAAGAATGCAGTTAGTTCTGTACTTGACCAACTAGAAAGTAACGAGTTACTGATAGAAGAGATATGTGGACCTGGACCAAAGTTTAAACCTAATACAAGAACAGGTAAGTCTTGGTCACAGAATGGTTTTACTGTAGGTACAAGAACAGTTACTGGTATTAAATCACCGACAATGGTTGGCATTGGTAGAGGTGGTAAAATACTTTCTCGTGACTGTGACTTAATTATTGCAGATGACATAGAGGACCATACTTCTACTATGCAACCTGCATCAAGAGAAAACACAAGAAGTTGGTGGACAACAACACTATCTAGTCGTAAAGAGGAACATACAGCTATGGTCGTTATTGGTTCTAGGCAACACTATGATGACCTGTATTCTCATTTGTTAGAAAACGAATCTTGGAAAACAATCGTAGAAGAAGCACACGACACAGCTTGTACATTACCTGACTGGGATGAACAAGACCATGTAGATTGTATGTTGTGGTCTGGTAAAAGAACTTACAAGTGGTTAATGGATAGAAAGAGAGCAGCAGAAACTACAGGTGGTAGAGCAATATACGAAATGGTTTATCTTAATGTAGCTATGCCTGATGGACTTGCTTTGTTTGACAGAGTAGAGATAGAAGAATGTCGTGACCAGAAAAGAGATATTGGACATATACCACAAGGTACAAGACTTATAGCAGGATTAGACCCTGCATCTACTGGTTACCAGGCAGCATTTTTATGGGCATACGATTCTGTAGAAAATAAATTACACATGGTAGATATGAACAACAGTTTAGGTGGTGGTATTCCACAAGCATTAGATATCATAAAAGAATGGTGGATGAAATATAACTTATCACATTGGGTAATTGAAGAAAATGGTTTTCAAAAAGCAATACGACAAGACAGAAGTATTAGAGAGTTTGCATCAAGTCATGGTATATTTTTAGAAGGACACGAAACATTTAAGAACAAGTTTGACCCACTTTATGGTGTGACAGCTATGCGACCAATGTTTCAAGAAAAAAATATTTCTTTGCCATATCTTAGCTTTGAAGCACAAGAGAAGGTAAACTTATATACAAGTCAGTTAGTGTATTTCAGTTCTGCTAAAAACAAAAGCAAGACTGTGGGTACAAAGACAGACATAGTTATGGCTAGTTGGTTTCCAATGAGAGCCATAAGAAGAATGCAGAAGGAACGCTTTGCAGAGTTAGGGTACGATTATAATCCTAGCTTTACAGGGTACGAACCTAGTAATATGGATTTAGATAATTGGAGATAAATGCCACTTAATAGCGATAAACTTTATGACAGAATAGATTACCTAAGAGTTATTAATCAAGAACAGATGATTGATAGGTCTAGGATTCGTGACATTATGAATGGTGGAGAAGCAGCAGTTAAAGCGTTGCTAGGAAATACAATTAATGTAGAGTATCACGAGTTACCTGCACCTAACTTATTTTTAACTGCACTAGAAAGATTTGCACAAAAATTAGGAAGAAGTCCTGATTTAAAAGTTGATATTATTAATGACAAAGATTCTGAAAGAGCTAGAAAAAAATCAGAAAAAATAGAGAGAATTGTATTAGCTTACGATAAGTTTCAAAAGTTACATATGCAATTACCACAGGCAGCTAGATGGTTACCTGGTTATGGATTTGTATGTTGGACATTATCTCACAGAAGAGATAAAGATGGCAACCCATATCCATATGCAGAACTACAAGATTCTTTTACTTGTTATCCAGGAACATTTGGTAATGACCAACAACCTAATGAGTTAGGGATTATTCGTAGAGTACCACATAGAATTTTAGCCGAACAATATCCAGAAGCTAAAGCGTATATCTAT